TATATATATATAAGGGTCACGGGGGGGGGAAAGATCCCAAAATCACGGGGATCCCATAAAAAAGTTGGGGGAAACCATGGTTTCATTGTTCCAAAATCATGAAAATCCTCTAAAAAGTCGGAAAAATCGTTGTTTTAGGCGTATTGTTCAAAATGTCCAAAAAAAAGTTGGTGAAATCATTGTTCCAATTGTTCCACTTTTCAGTGAAAAGTATTCAATTCATTAACATTCAATCATTTAGGGGTGGAACAATGCGGAACAATGTGGAACAATCATTGTTCCACCCCTAAATGATTGAATGTTAATTAATTATACCACCCTGGAACAATGGAACAATAATATAGACAAAAAACTTGAATTAGGATATTATGAAAATATTGAGGACATAATGAACAATATAAAAAATGATATATCGTCAAATAGAGTTATAGGAAACATTGTTCCTATTGTTCCAGGGGGGTGAATTTTAGGGCCTAATCAATTGAGTGTCAATCACTTGGGGTGGAACAATGATTGTTCCGCCCTGGTTAAATACTTTTTACTATGAAAAAAACTGAGAAATTGGGGTTACCCCCAACTGGAAAACTTGGAGTGATCCGGCGATGGCTTGGGATCTACTCAAAAGAGGAGCGGGAGGTACTGGACTACACCCGCAAATTGAAAAAGACCACCATGCAAATAGCACGGGGTCGACTGACTCTGCTGTCCCGTCCGGACTGGATGCGGTATGAGGACTGGCGCGAAGTCCGCAAATTACAAACCAAATTAGAACGTAGAAAATGATTGCAATTTACCTGTTGGCCATTATTGGCCTGTTCGCGATTTTTGGCGGGATCCGCCAATGGTGGATCAGCCCCAAACGGAAATTGGACCGGTCCATCAAGCAGATGGAGAGAGCGGAAAGACGGATTCAAAAGTTTAAAAAGTAGAGTCAGCATACCCGTAAAGACTGGATGTCGCTCACATACACGCGCGTACGCGGGAGCTAAATCTGGTTTGCCCCCTATTTGTGATTCTTAGGGAACCTTTACCCTTATAGACGTATTAATCTGATTAAAACATGAAAGCAAAACACTTTAAGCAGCTCGGGAGAAACTGGGCTTTGTACTCGGAAGTCAACACCAAGTATTGTAGTTGGACCCCGTCCATCGCAACGGTCCACGAAGGCATGATTTGGCCGAATGGCATTTCGGTCAAGCTCCTGTGGTTCGGCGTGACCCTCATTCGCGTAAGCGAATAAATTAAATATCCCCGGGGCCAAATGCTCCGGGGATTGTTGTGTAGAAATAGATTTTTAATTTGTATAAAGTTTGCTTATATTTGTGGCATGGCAAGGAGTACATATAAAATGAGTCCGCTCACCTATATGGAGGAGGGGCAAAAAAGACGAGACGCAGGAGATTTTGTAAAGCCCACCAATGCGGAGGAGCTTCATTTTGCATTCATTGAGTATTGCAAATTCATGAGTGATAACTATTTCTCCCATGTTCACGTGAATAAGAATGGCGACGACTGTAGCATCTACATTTCACGCCCGATGACCATCGAGTCATTCAGGCTGTTTGCTGGACTCAATCCTGTTGAGTACGGGGAACTCACGGGGGACCCGGTAGCAGCTGCAATTGGTGGCACCATTGAGGACGCCATCAACTCCCAGCAAATTGAGGGAGCACTGGTTGGCAAGTACGCTGCCAGCCTCATCCAGGTGCTTCAAGGACGCAAGACAAATGTCAACCTGACGGGAGGCATCACTCTCGAGCAGATTACAGGAATGGAGGTGAAATAAAATGGGACGTCGGCTTCAATTTGACACCAAAGGCAACGAGAAGCAGAAGGAAGTGGCTAGGTTATGGCTTGATGACTCAGTCACTGACATTCTGTATGCTGGCACGAAAGGCGCGGGCAAATCGTACCTCGGGTGTTCTTTGATAGCCGGCGATGCCCTCACCTATCCGGAGACGTTCTATTTTATTGCACGTAAGACGGCCGCTGACTTAGTCCGATACACCATCCCCTCCCTCTACGAGGTATTCACCCATTGGGGTATCACGGAGGACTACTACCACTTCAATGGCCAATACAACTTCTTCGAGTTGTACAACAAAAGCCGCATCTACCTCATCGATGCCAAGTACAACCCCAGCGATCCCATGTACGAGAGATTCGGATCCATGCAGATGACTCGGGGATGGATCGAGGAGGGCGGAGAGTTTATCCGCGAGGCGAAGACCAACCTCCAGGCTTCCATCGGTCGTTGGAAAAACGACGTCTACAAGTTGGCACCCAAGCTCCTCATAACCTGCAACCCGTCCAACAACTTCCTCTTTACGGACTACTACAAGCCGTGGAAGGAGAACAAGCTGCCTCCCTGGCGTCGGTTCGTCAAAGCTCTGCCCCAGGACAACAAGACTCTCCCGGACAGATACATCGAAGGGCTTCTCCAGAACCTGACCCAGTCGCAGATCGAGCGACTGGTATTTGGCAACTGGGAGTATGACGACGACCCGAATTGGCTGGTCGATTATGACGCAGTGTGCGACATGTTCAGCAATGAGTTCGTACTCCCGACGGGTGATAGGTTCATCAGCACTGACCTTGCCGGAAAAGGGCGAGACAGTTGGGTGGTTGGAACCTGGGATGGCATGGTATGCCGGATCCCAGTTGCAAAAAGCTTCTCGGAAGGCAAGGAGATGGAGGAGAAGATCGCCAGATTGGCCACCGGTCTGAAAGTCCCCAGGTCCAGCATCGTCTCAGACGCTGACGGACTTGGATTCTACTTGGAGAGTTATCTGAAAGGCATCCGGGAGTTTCACGGAGGACAATCAGCAATTGACTCCAAGACGTACAACAATATCAAGTCGGAGTGCGCATTCAAGTTGGCGGAGCTCGTCAACAAGCGCCAGATCCACATTATCTGCTCTCCTGAAGTTCAGGAGAAGATCAAGCAGGAGATGACGGTCCTCAAGTCCAAGAACACGAACTCCGCTGAGCAGAAGAGAGAGCTCATTTCCAAGGACACCATGAAGCAGCTCCTCGGCAGATCTCCGGACTTCCTGGACATGCTCATCATGCGAATGATATTTGAGATAAAGCCGAAGGCGTCCGGCATGAAGTCCGCCAAAATCATAATCCCGGCAAAACGATGATACTGGACATTATAACTATTATCCGCAAAATGGTAAAGATGGTCAATCCTCTGGCCGTCTTTGAGTGTGACCAGGCTCGGATGCTGAACGTCAAAGTGGACACGATGGAGAGGTTTGTCACAGACTCTGACGGCAATCGGACATCGTCCGACTTCGTCTATGTTGAGGAGCCCATCACTGGCTACTACGATACGCCATATCGGGGCTACCCCACTCAGCGTACAATCATGCAGGTATACTTCTGCAAGTTTGAGCCAATGGCCAATGATGCCTACAAGGGGGACACAAAGTTCAGCAAGAATTCCCCCACCGTCGGACGACTGGAGTTGAAGAGCCAAATCGAGGAGCAGATGGTCCGGCCTTTCCTCTACTTGCTCAAGACCTCTCAGCTGGTCAAGCAATACCCGGAGATCATGAACACTGTCCGGGTACTGTACCCGTCTCCCAGGTTTGACGCCAACGAGGTAAGCGTTGGGCTGGAGTTCACCTTCAAACAGGACTGGTGCTTGGACGCCTACAAGGACAAGATCTGGCGCCCCCTCCTTGAAGTGGTGAAGCCCGGGTTTGACTTGTCGGGGCACACTATATTCTTCGACCGCCAGGACTTGCCCATGCCGGTCTATCCTCCTGCATGGAACCAAGCTTTGATGCACGCAATGGGTTTGCCTCTATTGGTATTATCCATCTCGCAAACAGACAATTATGTTGCACAACTTACTGTTGATGGGAATGGCGACGCTGTCGTAGACTTTCCATGGACCGGAGAGGGCGGGTGGAAGAAGTCGAGTGTGACGTACCCCAACCTGGGCCCCGGATATGAGTTTATAGTCAAATCAATAGAAATTGAAGACATCCCCGGCCCCTACTGGAGTTTCAAACACTGCTATATAAAATGATCCAGCGAATCGACATACAAGGTGGTCAAATGACGTTCGGCCAACGCATAGAGCTTGGTCGGATCATCACTGACAAGGAGCTGACCGACATCGACAAGATGAAAGAAGGCATGCAATGTCTCGGTGTCAAATGGAGTCTGAGAAACACCTCAGAAATTGTTGAGTACTGGTATGAGGTTCTCATGGGCATTAAGTACTGGATCGAACGAGAACAGACGGAGCTCAAGTACGAGCCCAGTGCTGAGGAGAAGGCAGCTGGCATTGCTCAGTTCTCTCTGGTGGTTGGCGAGATGGCCACCATCACTGCACTGGCCAAGGACTACTCAAAAGATCCGGATGAGATTCTGGAGTGGAAATACGGGAAGGTGTACAACCTCCTTTTCACCAACTTGCAGAGCCACCTCTTCCGGGAGAGACTGAACAAGGAACTGGAGCGTAAGGCTCAACAGAAAGCCAATGCTCGCAAACCCAGAAACAAATGGCGGTAGGACTGGAACAGATATTGGCTGAGGGACTCACTCAGATGCGGGACGAGATCATCCGGGCATCACAGGACGCCGGGCAGGAAGCTTCGGGCAGAACCTATGCTCAGGTAACAGTGCAGACGGGACGAGAAGGTGAAACAGTTTGGGGAACGATCGAAGCTCCGAACTACTTCTACACTCTCATACGAGGACGAGGCCCTGGCAAGATTCCCGCCAATCTGGGGCAGATAATCATGGAGTGGGCAAAGACCAAAGGCATCACCTTCTCGGGCCCAAAGGATCTGGCCCGATTCGGAAATGCCACTGCATGGAAGATAAGGCGAGAGGGCTCAGAGCTTTACCGCAATCACATTTACGTTGACTTGGTAGACACTCCTGCGGACAACTTCGAGGAGTACCTGTCTCAGCATTTGTACGTGATGATGAAGGCCCTCATCGAGGAGTCATTCATTCCTGACAACAATATGGATCACGGATATATAATATAATATGGCAATCACAAATCAACCGGCTGATGACTCCCTGTTCTCAGCATATTCGCAAATACTCGTTGAGACCGACAACTCAACACCAGGACTTGAGATCGAGACTCAGAACTTCGATGAGGCCAACATGATCTCACTTAACCTCATTGACAACGAGCAATCCGAGGTGCTTGACAACTTTAGCGGCACGAGTCAAAATTGGTTCAGAGAGTTCGTAATACACCGGAGGATGGTAGCTGGGGAATGGTATGCCCTCCGGATTGGCTTTGGCGTAGTGAACATAGCAACTGTCCTGACGGTAGCACTATACCAAGGAGACGCAGAAGGCCATGGGGTGATTAAAGTTGCTACAGTCGATCTCACGATTGGTTCTTCTATGACATGGCTCGCCCAAATTCCTACTACTGAAAATGTGATACACCCCAACACGGTACTGAGAATATATGCTGGGAAGGAAGGAGCGACAGCTGGGGTGAAGGTAACACTGAACAACATGGCTTTGACCTACGGGAGGAACTACATTTTGTATAGCCCCAGTTCAGTGCAAGCAGCAAACTCATTAACCGAAAGCATCAACATCGACAGAGACTCGGGATTCGGGACGACGAAGAAATACGATCTCAGCTTCTTGGCTAAAGCTGGGTTCCGGGATCGTCCCAAAACATACCCGTACGTTAACCGATACGTAAACTTTGGCATTGACTACAACCTCATATCGGCATACGCCTACAGAGGCAGTGACGAACAGGATTTCAATGTGCGGTATGCCTCCCGAGGAGTACGACCCCGAGGCCACAACGCCAACTTCTCCATGTCAAATATAGGACTGGCATTGACTGACAGAACTCCTGACAACGACAGGAATCTGTACGTAAAAAAATACTATGGGTACCCATACTTCGTCACCCTGTTCCCGAAAGGGGTTTCGGGACTTAACCCCGCTATCCCGATCGAAGTTACTGTTAAGGAATCGACAGGAGGTCAATCTGGCATTTCTGCCGTACTCAGCATTCCCAGCCGACTCAACATCCCGCTTGTGTACGAATTCGATGACGAGCTTGCAGGCGGAGCCGACTACGTAAAACTCAGACCCTCGGGAGGAGCATTTCCTAATAGAGCATGGAATATCAGATTTGTAGACACGGAGGTACCTTGCAACCCATTCTACATTCGCTGGATAAACCGAAAAGGCGGATGGGATACGTACATGTTTGAGCAACACAAGAAGTATACTCAGGAGGTTGACCGAGGGGACCAATACATGTTGGCTAATTCCCGGGATCCTTACGCCTCAGAGACGAGAGGCGAGTTAGCTCCAGAGTTTAAGAACATAGTCCAAGCCGGAGCAGAACAGCTTGATGAGAATGACTTCAACTTGCTCAAAGGAATTGCTCTCTCGCCTTTGGTCCAGGTTTACAACTATCAAATTGCGGCATGGCAACGAGTCCTTGTAGATGATACTGATCTGACTTGGGACACCAAAGCTCCTCGGAACACCGTTAGTTACGAGTTCCAACTTATTGATGAACAAACTCAGTGGTAATATGAACTATGAACTACTCATGAGAGGTATTGACGGCGAGGTCTGGTCACTGGATCTCCCTCTCGATGCTCCTGCTATGAATTACCAGATCAACAACCTGGCGGAGCTGAAAGACCGGAATGCCTCATACTCCCAGCGGATCAGTCTGCCCAGGACGACTCACAATGAGCAAGCATTCCAATTCAGTTTTGTGATTGGCTCGGGGTCGTATGTGCCATACATGAAGTTTCCTTGCCAGCTATTCTATGAAGGAGCACTCATATCCCCCGTGGGAGCAGTATTGAACATTGTAGACGTGTCCGACGAGTCAATAGGAATCCAGATCATTGGAGCGACCGCTGACTTGTTCGACACCCTCAACAACACTGACGCGAAAGACCCCGGAGATGGCATGTTCCTCCGCAAGTGGTACACGGACACAATGGGGCAGATCGAGCGACGCCTCGTCGGTCCTGAGGGGGTTAAAGTCCTGTACTTTTGGCTGTATGCAACTCTACAAAAGAACCCGAACACCCCCCCTGTCCCCATGGAGGCAATCAGGCAAGTTTGGGAGTTGGACAAGTTCTACCCCCACCTCAACTGGTATGACTTGGTGACATGGATCTTCGCCCGAGAAGGTTACAGTCTTGAGACCGACGTGGACCCAGTCGACCGAGCCGAAATGTTTTTGCCTTGCACTTACCCCGTTTTGGCAGACAACCCCAATGCTCCGAAAGCATCCGGAACTGGCTGGATCCAGGATCCCCCGATTGGCACTACGGTCGGCGTGATATGGCAAGGTCGTCCCGGGGTAACTCTCAAGGACCCGGTCGCCGGGCGTTTGTTGATGGGTACAGTAGCAGGAACATTCAACTGGATGGCTCTATGGGATACGACCATCACGTTTAGTTTCTCATGGTCCAATATTTCTGCCATCCGAAATGGTTCGGTGGCAGTCCGAGTTACCCACTACAAGAACGACGGGACCAATGCTATAGTGTTGACCAGATCCTGGACGTCCGGATCTTCCGGCAGCGCTTCTGTCGACATCCCGATGGAGGCGGGAGAGCACATCCTTGTGTCTGGATCTCTCGCCACAGTCAATCCCTCTGCCAATCAGTATGACATGAGATTTCCGGTCAGCATTACTGCCCCTCCCGCGCCGGAAACTTCCCCGGGGGATAAGCCCCAGCCCGGACTAACCTATGACCTCCTGGCTTCGACTGGGTTTAAGAGCTTGGGGGACATAGTCAAAGCTTTCTTCCAGTTGCTCGGTCTGACTATAGACGTGAATCCCGCCACCAAAGTAGCAAGAGCATACTCGGTCCAGGAGTTCTACAACAGACGAAGCTCGTCCGGGAAAAATTGGTCTGACAAGCTGATAAAAGGGAAGGACACCAAACTTACGTTCCAGTTGTCCAGCTATGCCCAGTCCAACGAGATAAAGCTGGAGGATAACAAGGACAACAATGTTACTGACTCGTACAAGTTCAGCATCCCGGACGTCAATCTCCAGCCCACTAAGCTCCTGTTCCAAATTGGGTTCTTGGCAGGACTCAACCAAACCCTCTATGATGAGGGCAGTACGAACAAGATACACACACTTGCTAACTATCCTATATGGACTATCAATAGAGGCCAGATGGTGAACGGGGAAATGACCGAGACAACTTGGGAGTACAATGCTCTCAGTAAGCCGATGGTCGTCCATATCAATAAGTCTGACTATATGTGGCCCCAGGTGAGTGTAGGCTACACCCTTATCCGAGTACGGCTATACACGGCATACTTCAAAAATTTGAATTACTACGTTCCTAAGTACTACGACAAGCTCATCAACAATATACTCAAGAGGCCGAAGATCCTACAGGCCCAGATTCTTTTGGATTCGCTCGACATCCAAAGTCTGGATCTGTTCAACCCCATATGGCTGGAGGAGCACGGGCTTTGGTTCTACGTCTCGAAAATAAACAACTTCCAAGCTGGAAAGATAACAAAAGTGGATCTAATACGAATGTAATATGGCCGAAGAGCAGAAAAGTACAATCTACAATGTCCGGGTAACCGCTGAGGATGCCCTCAAAACGTTAGCCGAATTGAAACTCCGGTCCCAGGAGCTGAGGGATCAACAGAAGGCTCTGGGCAAAGTGACGGAGGAGAATGCTCAAGAGTACTACGCACTCGACAACCAGATCAAGGCAATAAACAGCGAGGCGAACAAGTACCAGAAGCAAATCCAGAACAACATTAAGCTCCAGAACCAACAGGAGGCAAGTTTAGCAAAACTCCGAACCCAGTTGTCTTTGGACAATGCCGAGTTTGCAGAGTTGGGCAATTCAATGCAGGACGTGGCTCGTAAAGCCGAGCTAGGCAAGCGCATTGCAGAAACCACCGAGGAGCTCAAAGCTCAGGAGGAGGCACTCGGAGATTACCGCCGATCAGTTGGTAACTACGAGAAGGCGACAGAGAACCTCAAGCAGGAGCTCAACGACTTGACAGCCACCCTCATCCGAATGGCTCAGTCTGGAGACACAAGCTCCGAGGCGTTCAAGGAGATGATTAAGAGAGCTGGCGAACTCAAGGGGGCCGAGGATCTGGTCAACACAGCTATCACCAACGTTGGTAAGGGGACCGAGACCATACAGGCAGTCACCAGCGCAACGTCAGCATTGACCTCTGTATGGGGCCTCTGGACTACAGCCACTCAGGTGTTGGGGAGCGAAAACGAGGAGCTCAATGCTACCATGACGAAGATGGTAACCATCATCACGGCTCTATCCTCCTTGTCTTCACTCCAAGCAGCTCTCTCCAAGACCGAGGCCACGTATCGGGCTGCATCCAACTTGGTTCAGCTGGTTGGCATAAATCAGACTCTCGCCGAGACGAAAGCGATAGCTGCTAAGAACGCTGTCCAGGGAGCTGGCAACATCCTCACCAAAGCAGCAGCTGCTGCTACCTGGCTTTGGAACGCGGCTTTGGCTGCCAATCCTGTTGTGTTAGTGGCAGCGGCAGTGGGCGGATTGGTGGCTGGAGTGGTTGCTCTTACGAGCGCATTTAACAGTAATACGGAAGCTCAGGAGAGAGCAACACGGGCAATGGAGGCATACAACCGAGCTGCCGAAGCCTCCACATACGTACTGGACCAGATCGAGACCAAACGAAATACCCTGTCCAAAGCCGAGGAGATCCGGGGCAAACGAGAAATAGAGAACCTCATAGCCAACCATGCCACGTCGGAACAGATAGCCGAAGCTCAGCTCAAAACGGCCAACAAGCTCCGCGAGATTGAGATGAACGCAGCTCGTCAGAGACAGATGGCTGCAATAGACGAGTTCGGCTCCTTGAAGAAGGTAATTGCAGCCAAGGAGGAGGAACTCAGCACGTGGTCCGGAAGCTTGAATAAATACAAGGAAGCCAAAAAGGACCTCGACGACTTGAAGGGCCGATACCAAGACCTGTTCCGGACAATCGAGAATGAAGGAGCCGCAATTGCTAACTTGGCTCTCGAGATTGCAATAGCCAATCGGGAGGCTCAGCAGTCCATTGCCGATAAGGCTCTGGAAATTGCTTTGAGGAACTCTGAAGCCATGCAGAAGATCCGGGAAGATGACCTCAGGTTCCAAACAACATTCCAGTCCACGAGCATCGCCATACGGATGGAGTATGAACGGAAGCTCTACAAGGCAGCTCAGGACGGGGCCCGGGAGCGTCTCGCTCTCCAGAAAGCTCACGGCAAAATCACTAACAAGGAGTATCAGACGGCTCTGGATACTATGGCTCGGTCTGACAAGCAGTTCTATGAGAACCAAGCCAAACAGCTCAATGACTACCTTGCTGGGGTGAGAGCCAACATATTGGCTGTAGCTTCCGGAGGCACAGTCGACATGCAGATTGCCCAGGTGACTCAGAAGTATCAGGACGCCATGAAGGAACTGGCCAACATTCAGCCTCCCCAGTTCGTGAGAGGTATGAGTGACGAGGAGTACCAGAAAGAGTATGCGGCTTATGAGCAGTTCCTGGTCAATAGAGCCGAACTCGAGAAACAGATTCAGCAGAACCTCCAGGATGAAATCAAAAAGATCCGAGAGACCGCTACCAAACAGCAACTTGACCAATTCAACCAAGCCCTCGACGAACAGTATGCCGAGGACCTCTCAAAGGCAGCAGACAACGAGAGGAAGAAGCTGGAGCTCGAGAATGAGATGCTCGGGAAACAAATCGAAGCCAGGAAAGCCGCCGGGGAGAAAACCTATGAGCAGGAGGCCCAGCTACGAGCCAACAATCTTCGTCTCCAGCAAATGGACCTCGATAAGGAACTCGCTCAAGCTGAATTGAATCACAAGTCCAAGTACGAGATCCGGAAGAGATACCTGGAGGCTGAATTGGCAGCAGCTCAAGGAAACGAGGGCGCTATTGCTCAGATCCAGCTCGAGATGGCCGAGAACGAAGAGTCTATATGGGAGGAACGAATTGCAAAACTCCAGGAGTATGCCGAAATGGCATCCGGCCTTGCTAATGCTTTCAACGACTTGGCCAGTGCTCTCGGGGAGCGCCGGGCCCAGGAGGTAGAAGACCAATACAGCCGGGAGGAACAGGCATTGGCAAATATGTACGCCAATGGCCAAATCACGGAGGCCCAGTACAACGAGAAGAAAATCAAGATGGAGAAACAGAAGGAGAAGGAGTTGGCCAAAATCAAACGGGAACAAGCTATCCGGGAGAGGGCAATGGGATCCTTCGAGATTGGCATCAATACTGCCATCTCCATCATGGCATCGGCTAAAATGGGATTCCCTTTGGCTATCCCGTTCATTGCAGCAGCTGCGGCTTTGGGAGCAGTTCAGATGGCAGCTCTTTGGGCAGCTCCTCTGCCGAAAGCCGCAAGAGGTAAATACATTGAGGGACCCAGTCATGCCGCTGGAGGAGTGCACATTGAGGCAGAGGGGGGCGAGACCATTATTAACAAGAAGTCAAGCCACATGTTTCTGCCTCTTCTGTCAGCCATAAACGAACTCGGTGGCGGAGTACCATTCACTAAGGTTGGATCGGATGGGGGGTATGCTCTCCGATCATTCGCTGAGGCGTCGGAACCTATGAATCGGCTTGACATGGAGAGAGCAATTCAGAAAGCATTTGGCCAGGTGAGAGTGATTGCTACAATCGAAGACATCCGGAGGGAAGATGCTAACTACGTACAGATTCGGGACCGGGCTAATTTTTAATTAAGCAAGCACGAATAGTATTTTAATATCTATAAGAAATATTTATATTTGTATCGAAATAATTTGGCACATGATATTCATCAACTTAAAAGGCGCAATTGACACCGAAGAAAATCGGGTCATGATGGAGCTTTGGGGTGGGGCCTCGGAGATCTGTTCTGTGGAGACCTTCCGCCGGGTACTCGATGACCACCCCGACGAACAGGAGGTGTGCATCAACATCGACTGTGACGGGGGCTCTGTTGAGGAGGGCTTCAAGATTTACGACCTCCTTCGCATGAGTGGGAGGACGGTATATACAAATATTGTCGGGGGATGCCACTCGATGGCAGTATGTATCTTGTTGGCAGCTCCGGCAGAGAACCGGTCGGCAAACAGGAATTGCAGGGCACTCATCCACCGGGTGTACATGCCGGTCGGGGATTGGCTCACTTCCGACGATGCTCGTAGTATTGCCGAGGAGCTTGCTCTGGAGGAGGAGGCTATTCTCGACGTGTACGTCGAGAGGACAGGTCAGGACCGGGAACGGCTCCGCAATGTCATGCATGAGGAACGCATCCATGATGCCAAATCACTTCTTGACTTGGGATTCATTTCCAAAATCAATTCATATAACACAAACCAAATTTTTAATGCTATGGCAAAAAACGAAAAAAGCGCTTATGAAAAATTCATGAGCAAAGTCAAGGCATTCCGGAATGGCAAGAAAGGCGCTCCCGCCAACTTCGATTACCTGGATGCCGAGGGTCAGGTCGTTCTCCAGACCGTAGGTGAAGAGGACAATCTGGCAGAAGGTGTAGAGGCAACTCTCGCCAACGGCGAGACGTCGGGCACTGTCGTTCTGGAAGACGGCCGGGTGGTTACTGTCGAGGACAACATCGTCACCAGCATCGAGATGGGGGACACCGAGTCTCTCGAGGACCGCGTTGCAGCACTGGAGGCGATGCTCGACGAGGCAACGAACCTCATCGAGGAGCAGGAGAACGAACTCCGCAACCTCCGTGGTAGCAACTACCGCCCGAAGAACCGCAAGACGGTTCTGCCCGGAGGCAAGAAGCCCGAACCCTCGGCAGCTGACCTCAAGAACGAAGCTCGCGAAAAGCTCCAGAAGGTCAACGCTGCCAAAAAGATTCTCAAGTAGTCAAACTCAAAAACTTTAAGAACTATGGCAGCTAAAAACGGCGCATTCCTCGACATGGATAAGTTCACTTTTTGTGGACGGGTCATTCAGGCAATCTCGGAGATGATTATGGAGGACACCATTCAGGGTCCTGACATCAACTCCATTCACACAGTTTTCCCCGACATCGTCACTAACACCGAGGTGGGTTACATCGGTGAGGGTGGCATGGTCGGCGTGGTCAACACCGGGTGTAACCCGACTCCTCAGCCGTGGAACATCAACGCCCGCAAGCTGGAATGGGAACCGGGCGTCTGGGAGATCCTTCTGGCCCAGTGCTACACCGACCTTCAGCAGTCGGCAACTATCTACTCTCTCCGCACCGGCGTCGACATTCCGGACTTCACGGATACGGACTACATGAACATCGTCATTGAGGTTCTGGAGCGCTCCATTATGGACTTCTGGTACCGCCTGTTCTGGTTCAACGACAAAGACGCCAAGAACGTTACTGACAACGGCATCATTACAGATGACCTCGACCTGAAATTCTTCACCATCATCAACGGTTTCTGGAAACAGATTACCGCCCAGGTTATAGCCAATCCGTCCCAGCGCGGAGCAACAATTACGGAAAATGCCGAGGCATCTTACGCAGCTCAGAAGCTTACTCCGGACAAGGCCAAGGAATACATTCAGTCGGTCGTGTTCAGTGCCCCGCTTCTGCTCCGTCAGCAGTCTGACAAGTTTATTCTCGTTACCCAGTCGGTCTACGATGCCTATCAGCAGTCTCTCATGGACGCTTGCTGTCTCGAGTCGGCTCGCTTGGCTCTGCTGAATGGCATGGAGGCTCTCAGCTTCAATGGCATTCCGGTCATCGCAATGCCCATCTGGGACAAGATCATCGCTACGTCGGAAGACACTGGCGCGAAGCTCAACAGCCCCCATCGAATCCTCTTCACTTCGAAGAGCGTCCTCGGCGTAGGTGTTGATGCAATCGACAGCTTCGAAAAGATGCGGATCTGGTACGAGTACAAGGATCGCATGGTCTACGTAGAACTGATGGGTCGGGCAGATGCCAAGCTCACCAACCCGGATATGTTCTCGGTAGGTATCTAACCCTCAAAAATCTAAGAAAATGGCAGGACTTGATTGTTCTAAAATCAAAACAGGATTCACCAACCAGGTGTGCGGTAAGCCGGCAATTGCCGGCACCGCCGCCAGGGTGATCCTCATCAGCTACTCGGACGTCGACAAGTCGAAGTCCGTTGTAACTGACAACGTTATTTCATCACTCATCCTCAAGGCCGGTGCCACTGGTTACGAAGTAGACTCGCTGCCCAACGCAACAGTTGGCTCGGACACCGTCAACGCTGGCACGTACCTCAAGACTCACCAGCACAACGTGGTTGTCCGGATCTTCAAGAAGTCGGAAGCAGCCAAGAAGTTCGTGAATGGTCTGACCAATGCCCGCGTCATCGCTATCGTCGAGAACAACGATACCGGCGACAGCGGAGACACCAAGTATGAGGTGTATGGTTGGGACTCGGGTCTGGAGCTCACCGAAATCACGGTTACAACCGAGATGACCGACGGCGTCGCATACCAGGTAACCCTGGCCAACGGCACCATCGCTCAGGAAGGCTCGCTCCCGATGAGTCTCTTTAGCACGGACGAAGCCACCACTGACCTCATGGTCGACGGTCTTCTGACCGCAGCATCTAAACCGTAACGGCTATGGCTGACATGCTCGAAAGACTGAGAGCTTACCAATCCAAGTATGGGTCCCTGAGAGGCGAAGCCTATCGGGCCCATACATTGGAATTGGGAAAGAGCCCCGCTCTCCATCGAGAAATAGATGAACTTTCTCGGTATTTTTTGAATAGGTCAGTTTCCCGATGCGGCTTCTGCCTGATCGAAGCCGACCTAGCATTAAGACGAATAACAGAACAACAAATGAAAAACGTAGCACACCCCGATTACGAACTCCGAGCAGGTACTCTGCTCCACGACCCGATCAACAAAGAGTTCAGCAAGATCCTCACCCCGAGGAACATCTCGGAGGATCTCTGCCTGTACCACATCGCATTCAACAAGGACGCGCTCTCGTACTTCACCCGAGTTCCCGAAGACCTGAACGACCGACTGGAGAAATTCATGTCTCGTTATGGCAAGGAGACGTCGGACAAAGACGTGGAGATCAAGAAGCGTCAGGCTCAGGTCCTCAGCAAGCAGATCGAGTCCGTCAAAGCCGAACTCGAAGAGCTGAACAAGAGACAAACCGATCTGAACGCCAAGCTCGGGGAGTACTCCAAAGCCATGGACGCAGTTCAGTCCATCCTCAACTCGGCGAGTGAGGAGAAGCCCGAGGAGAAGCCCGAGGAGAAGCCCGAGGAGAAGCCCGAGGAGAAGCCCGAGGAGAAGCCCGAGGAGAAGCCCGAGGAGAAGACAGCCGACATCGACACGGAGGTGAAGGAGTTCATCGACGCCGGGATGGACCTGGAAGCCATCAAAGAGGCGTATGCCAACACAACCGTAACGGCACAGGAGGTGGAAGAGGCTTACAATCGTGTAGTCAATCCCGTTCCGGAGGCTCCTAAGAAGGCAGCCAAAAAAGGAGGGTCCAAATAGGACTGGTAATAGGATGGGGTCGCTTCCCATCCCTCCTACTATTAAAATCACACCAGTATGAAAGTTGCACAGATCAAATCAGCTCCTCAGTTCGAATCCCGGGACTGGAGACAATATGGCATCCAAACATACGGGGATACCAATGACTTCCCCCAGACAGTCAGCGAGATTGTTCAGGCCTCAAAGACAGGCAATGCCTGCTTGAGCATATACAATGATTTCGTATACGGTCATGGATTCAAAGACCCTGGCATCTATAAATTGCGGGTCAACAAAGAAGGGGGGAAGCTCGACAAGATCCTCCGCATGGTCTGCAAAGACTTTACGCTATGGCATGGGTTCGCCATCCATGTTAACTACAATATGAACTTCCGCGTCAGCTCTATCCACCACATTCCGTTCGAGTCACTACGGCTTGCTAAGGCAGACGACAATGGATTCATTGGCCGGACGGCATATCACCCCGACTGGGGTCGCCGGGATAAGACGAGGTCCCGATGGTCACCGTCTGACATCGAGTGGTTTCATTTCTTCAACCCGGACCCGGAGGTTATTCTGAACCAGGTAGAAGAAGCTGGCGGATGGGACAACTATAATGGCCAGATCCTATACTTTTCAGGAGACTCCGAAGGCAGTCCCTCTTACCCTGTTCCTATCTTCATCGCTGAGATGACCGACATGCGAACCGAGGAAGCACTTGCCAACGTAGCCGGCCGAAACGCATGCTCCAACTTCTTGTCAGCTGGAATCTTGGTAGACATCAAGGACGAGACCCAAGACCAGTCCCAAGTCAACGAGACGCAGAAAGAGCTCAACAAATTTCAGGGAGACGAGAACACCTCTCAACTGTGGTACATTCAGTGTAAGTCCAAAGAAGAGGTGCCCCAGTTCATAAGATTCTCCGGGGAGAACTACGACAAAGCATTCGAGGTAACACAGAGAGTTATCCCGGAGAACATTGGCCAATCCTTCAAGCAACCCCCAATTCTCCGAGCTGTTGACGTGGGGGCTAACTTTGGGGCTGATCTCATGACCAATGCCTACAAGTATTATAACTCTGTTACAGTCCGGGAGCGTCAACAGCTGGAGGAGACTTTTGCATCGATCTTTGAGTACTGGTGGGCTCCTTTGGAAAATCCCGACTTTGCTATTCAGTCTCTCACCTACAATGCCGGTGAGTCAATAGCAGACCGAATCGGCAAGGACAACATGACTCAGGTCCTGGAGATTATCCGGGATCAGATGCTCTCCACTGTTCAGAAGAGGAACATGCTCAAGCTCATTTATGGGCTTTACGACGAGGAGATTATAAAACTTATGCCCGATGATACTCAACTCTAACGACATTCGGAATGTTCGGCCGATAGCCGAGAACATCAACGACCCGGCCAGACTGGAGCCATACATCCGGGAGGCTGAGACCCTCCGATTGGTGGATGCCATAGGGGCCAACCTTTACAGATGGCTCGATGAGACAGACTTTTCTGGCCCCGGACCTTTCCAATACGGGGACGTAACCATTGCAAAAGACCAATACACTGCCGTCATGGAAGGCGGATATTATGAAGGTGGCAGAAGCGAAGGTCTCAAGATCGCCATTGCATACATCGCATATTCCAGATTCGTAGTTAACAACCCAATCAGTCCCACTGCTTTTGGGGTTAGGTATAAAGATGGCGAATTCAGCACTCGAGTAGAGGACAACATCCTCATCCGTAGCTCTAACGAAGCACGGAATATTGGGGAAGCCTATCTTGAGAAGGCTATAAATCACCTTAAAGCTATGCAGTTATTGACTCCGTGTACTGAGTACACAGAGTCTCCGGCTCGTAAAATTATTATAGGACGTAATAAACTATAAGTTTAACTGATATGTGGGAAGAAATAATGAGAGCAGGAAAATGGATATGCGGGAGCATTGTAGGGTTTTGGGGGTTTATAGCTCCGGTCCGGGTCCTTATCCTCTGTGTCTGTATTGCCATTATCGTCGACTTCATAACTGGAAATATTGCTGACTACAAGCGCCACAAACGAGCCCACCGGAAATATACGTTCAAAAGCGAGAAAATGTGGGACACAGGTTGGAAGTTGGGGCTCAGCATTACCGGTATTGGCATGGCCTACATGCTTGACGTGCATGTCCTCCCGAACTTGGGGGGTCTCAACCTTGCCAACTTCTTCGCTGCTTTTGTGGTCGGGACTGAGTTTTGGAGTTTTCTGGAGAATTCAGCCATAATCTCAAACCACCCCATATTCCGAGCTCTCCGGTCATACATGGAGAAATCGGTCAGCAAAAAAACTCAAATAGATTTCCATGAAGACAAGTAAGTATTTTAAGCCCGAGGAATTCGAGCGATGCAATCCGTCTTGCTCCATCGAAGATATGGACCAGGACTTTCTCGATCTCCTGGATAACCTCCGTGAAAAGGCGGGCATCCCCCTGGTCCTCAATTGCGCTTATCGTTCAAAAGAACATGATAAGTCCAAAGGACGGTCCGGCAACAGTGCTCACACTCAAGGTTTGGCAGTGGACATCCGGTGTGCCTCTGGTCCCAATCGGATGAAGATCCTCCGGGCAGCCATTGCATTGCGCATTCGTAGAATAGGCATCGACGGGAGTTTCATCCACGTAGATGCCTCTAAAACCCTCCCGCAGGACACGGTATGGACTTACTAAAAAGAGTACTCAGCATAATAGTTCTTGTAGGTATAGGCTTCATAATAGGACGTAAAACCGTCGAGGAGAAGACTGTTATAAAGTACGTAGATTTACCTCCAATTCAGGGGGAAGTCAAAGTCCCGGATTTGGTTCCAAAATGGGAGGGTTTTAGGGATCCAATCAAATTGATATACATCTATAAGGACCAAGGGGGGAAGGTCCCCCAAACGCCCCCAGAAATCACAAATAGAGAGGGTTTTCGGGAAGTGGACACTCTGGCGAGCGCAAGAGGTACAATACTGGACTGGAACACGACCAGAAAATACGCCGGAACATTCTTCAAGGACCCCAAAATTGGTCAATTTGACTGGGAAGCTACAGTCCAATACAACACTCTCCAGCATCTTACATACAAATATAGGCCAGTACAAATCAAAGAAACGAGGCCCCCGAGATGGTCCCCATTTCTTAGAGCTTCGGCTAACTCATTCGGACAGATCGGAGCTGGGGGAGGTATATATTACAGAAATTTCGGAGTAGACCTATCCTATGTGCGGGACTTCGAGCGGACCCGATCGGGGTATGAGATTGGCTTTAGCTGGAAATTTTAGGGAACTACTTCGTCCCGGGCTTAGATGAGCCCGGGTTTTTTTGTGCTCCCAAGCCAAGAATATAGGCCCCTGTGGCAGGGACCAGCAGCAATCAGTAATGCAGGAGAAAGACCTGAACAGGGGGCAAGACTCCCCTAAAAGTTGGGAAAATCACTGTTTACATTGTTTCCAAAATCACGAAAATCCCCTAAAAAGTCGGGAAAACCACTGTATTGTTCTAAATTTCCTCATACCCCCCTAAAAAAGTTGGCGAAATCATTGTTCCATTGTTCCACCTTCCAGTGAAAAACGCCCAAATCATTAATAATCAATAGCTTAGGGGTGGAACAATGCGGAACAATGTGGAACAATCATTGTTCCGCCCCTAAGCGATTGGCCCTCAATGAATTAAGCCCCCCTGGAACAATGGAACAATAATATAGGGAAAAGACTTGAATAGAGAATATAGGGGGAAATATAGAACAATATAAAAAATGATATATAGCCAAATAGAGTTATAGAAAACATTGTTCCTATTGTTCCAGGGGGGCAAATTTTAGGGCATAACCCATTGGGGGCTAATCACTTAGGGTGGAACAATCATTGTTCCACCCTCCTCCACCCCCCATCTTCCAGCAGAATTCTCGTATTTGTGGCGCAGACAACTACAAAAATTTCATCGCAGGAGTGTACGACAAATTCTACAGATGGCGTGGCTTGGCAAGCCCAGAACCCAATCACTCGGAACGAAACAGCCAGATTCCTCTATTTGTGATTTTGGGGTGGTTTTTAGGGGCTCAATCAGATTTATATACATCCATAGGGGTTACGGGGGGGGAGTCCCTAAAACCCACCCCAAAATAACAAATAGAGGGTGTCTTTGGGGGGGGGGCCAACAATCGTGGACTCAAGGTCAATAAATTCGCTTCCGGTCAGTTCAAATGGGGCGGTTTTTAGGAATCCAATCAAATTTATATATATATAAGGGCCACGGGAGGG